GAAACCCAATCGCCACCCCAATCGAAGCCAGCGTCTTTGAAGCACTTAACGAAGCCAGCCGACAGAGTTGGCTTTTTCTTCCAACCGTTCCATGCTGCGTTCAAATCAATTGCTAGTCCCCAGCTGTGTAGGCTGTGTGATGCATTGCCTTTCTTTTTACGAATGTTAAAGCAACCATCCCAGGTTTTAAGTTCTTTAGTTAGACCACGAGCAATCAAATTTCTGAATGCTTGTTCTAATGGTTTTACTAGATCTCTATTGCAATAGACTCTCTTTGGGGCAGTTGGAATAGCAGCTTCAATATCTGCTGGGACATCCCAGACCACCATGCCTTTTTCCAATTCAGGTGCGCCATACTTGGCTAATGCTTGTTTACTTGTTACCATGTGATCTCTCCTTATTGACTCAAAAGTATTTATATGTTATAATGGCTCATAGGCATTAATATGGACTTTTTATGGAACTAAACGAATTAAATAAGAACGCTATGGGCGGAACCGAACTCATGATGAAGCGTTTACACGACAGCATCGACCAAGATCTCCTGGATCGTTTTCAGATCATCGGATCTCGTGTCAGGGAGTTGAAGGAAGACAAGGTAAGAATCCTGTGGCTCCACGACCTTCCCGAAGATCCTGAATCGGCTCACCTGGCTAACGGTGGCTGGAAGAAGTTTCACAAGCTGGTATTCGTATCGAACTGGCAGATGCAGCGTTATATTCAAGCTTACGACATTCCGTGGAGCCACTGTGTGGTCATGCGCAATGCTATCGAGCCTTTCGGTGCTGATGCCCTGGAGAAGCCAGACGATGTTATCAATATCGCTTACTGGTCCACTCCGCATCGCGGGTTGAATATCCTTATACCAGTGTTCGAGAAGCTTGCCGAAGATCACGATAATATTAAACTGCATGTGTTCTCCAGCTTCAATCTGTATGGCTGGGGTGAACGCGACAAACCGTATGAAGAACTGTTCGAGCGTTGCCGTCAGCATCCGAAGATCGAATACTACGGGTCGCTACCAAACGCAGAGCTTCGTGAGCACATCAAGAAGATGCACATTCTGGCTTACCCAAGCACCTGGGTTGAGACTTCGTGCTTGGTGCTGATGGAAGCCATGTCTGCTGGTCTGAACTGCGTACACTCCGATCTGGGGGCACTGTATGAAACTGCTGCCAACCTAACTACTATGTACCACTTCGATGAAGATCAAAACCGCCATGCGGGATTGTTTTATCAAATCATGCGTGGTACTATACAAAGTAACGAAGGTTTCAAACGTAATGCTGTCGTTCAGCAAGCCTATGCTAACATGGCACACAGTTGGGAATATCGAAAAAGCCAATGGGAAGCCCTGTTGTTGAGTCTGAAAGATTCACCAACCGATCTACCGAAAGACGATGTTGAATACTTTACTTATTCTATCTAAGGTATAACTATGAAAGCGAAGTCTCCAAAAAAACGAGTGACCATTACTGATAAGTATATTGGTTCTGAACCAGTCATTATTGGACAGCCGAATAAGGTGGAACTGGCTAAAGCTTTGTCTTGGTACAACTACATGTATGATGCCAAAAGTGCTAAAGAATACATCATCGATTATATGAAGAGTAACTCGTTCTACACAAAGAACGATCTTCAGCGTGTTCGCAATTGCAGCGATAACTATTTTGGTATCACTGTCCCAAGCCTTGCCAGAATGTTGACAAATGGAACTGAGTTGTGTGAAGCACACACTCACATGGTCCACCACATGATCAATAGCGCAATCATTTCAAAGTTAGACACTGTAGAAGTAATTAATGAACAACCAGGCAATACCGTCAGCGTCCGTGATCGAGTCGAAAACAAAGCGAATCAAGTCATTAATGATATCGATCAGGTTGTTGACCTGGTTCTCAAAACCCGCAAAGCAACTGACTTTTCTTCTTATGACTATTTTAGGTCTAATGATCTTTCTGGTGCTGTTGTCCGTATTGTTGCCAGTTGCTACGCTCCTACTCTTGACGAACTTAATGGTGCGTTGGGTGGTGATAAAAAACTATTTGAGGGCTACTCGTCATTTACCAGCAAAGAACTGAAAGTTCTTAGGGACACTATCAAGGCTATCATTGACGATTGCGATAGGTACGTCAACAACAAGAAGGTTCTCCGTGCTGTTAAGCCGAAGAAAGTCAAGCAGAAGTCTTCTGTCCAGTTGGTGTCTAAGTTGAAGTACAAGAAAGCAGATGAAACACTGCGACTTGTCAGCGTTGCGCCACATGACATTATCGGATGTGACACGCTATGGGTTTACAATACCGAAACTCGAATGCTTGGTAAGTACCAGGCTGAGATTGGAAAGTCGTTGAGTGTTGCTGGTACGACTATCCAGAACTTCGATTCAGATCTGTCTGCTGCAAAGAAACTCAGAAAGCCCGAAGAAGCACTCAAGGCTATGCTGGCTTGCACCAAACCGCAGTTGAAGAAGTTTCTTGGTACGCTAACTACTACAGAAACCAAGTTAACTGGTCGAATCAACGAAGACACAATTTTATTAAAGGCAATCAAATGACAAACGTAGTTCGCTTTCCATCGGAAAAGATACCATCCAAGCCAGAAAACCTCGGTATGCCACCAATGACAGAAGAGCAAATGGATGATTATGCGTCTGAAGTTTCTGCTAATATCTGTAGTATGTTAATTGCTGAATTTATAGAGAATGGTTTCTCCCTGGAAGATGCTAACGATAATTACTTCAAAGATGTTGCGTTGGTTCTTGAAGCGATGCGAAGTGTTGTTTTTAGAATGTATAATAAAAAACATGCTTTACACGAATTAGCCGATAGCGTTTTTATGCTTGAGAGTTCCGACAAGGGTATGGTATCCATACGAATGTTGGGTGAGGAAGATGAAGATGATAATCCTGGATCTTAACCAAGTAATGATTTCTAATCTCATGGCACAGATTGGAAACCACACGAACATTGATATTGACGAGAATCTGTTGAGACATATGATTCTCAACACCATCCGTGCCTTGAATATGAAGTTCAAGAGTGAATATGGTGAGCTTGTTATTGCTTGTGATGATAAGAACTACTGGCGTAAGGATATTTTTCCTTTCTACAAAGCCAGCAGATCGGAAGATCGTGACAAGTCTGAAATCAACTGGACTGTGGTGTTTAATTCTCTGAACAAGATCCGCCAGGAACTCAAAGACTTTTTCCCCTACAAAGTTATTCAGATTGATCGTGCAGAAGCTGATGATATCATTGGCACACTGGTCCACGAGCGTTTCGGTAAAACCTTCGGCGGTGAGAAAGTGTTGATTCTTTCTGGCGACAAGGACTTTAAGCAACTCCAGGTCTATCCGAATGTCTATCAGTATGATCCAGTCAAGAAGAAGTTCCTTCGTGAGAATGATCCTGAGCGATACCTGAAAGAGCACATTATCCGTGGTGACAAAGGTGATGGGGTTCCGAATATCCTGTCTGATGCAAACTCCTATGTGATCAAAAAACGCTGCAAGTCGATCTTTGAAACAAAGCTAGAATTGTGGTTAAAGTGTGAAACCCCAGAGCAGTTCTGTGATTCTAAGCAGATTATCCGCTGGTATCAGAACCGTGATCTGGTGGATTTAAAGCGTATTCCCGATTCTGTGAAAAATGAAATACTAAATACATTTGATAGCATGAAATCGAAAGGACGAGGAATGCTGTTTGATTACTTTATCAACCACAATATCAAGAATCTTATGGATTCAATAGGTGACTTTTAATGAAACTTGGTTACGCTGAGATACTAAAATTAGTATCCGAACAAAAGACTGAAGAAGCAAAGATTGGAATGCTTCGCAAGCATGGCTCTGAAAATCTATGCACTCTTATCAACCTGGCATTTGACAAGAATGCGCCCTGGGATCTCCCAGAAGGTGATCCACCATACAAGCCAAACCCATATCCAGATCAACAAAACAGACTGCAATCTGAGTTCCGTAGAATGTATCTGTTTATGAAAGACGGTAATCCAAATCTTACTAAACTCCGAAGAGAAGTTCTGTTCATCGAATTTCTGGAAAGTATTGACCCTGAAGATGCTAAGTTAATTCTAGCTGTCAAGGCAAACAAGCTTCCGTACAAAGGACTTCCAAAGTCTTTGTTCGCTAAAGCTTGGCAAGGTAGAATAAAAATGGATGATACAAATGACGATAAAAAAGAGATCGTATAACGACCAGAACAAAAATAGGATCGATGATCCAAAATTTGTAAACGTTAGACCAGAGGCAAAGGAAGAGAAGTATGTGAAGAACGCACTGCGATCTAAGAATACATACTCACTTTTAACTCACTCAGAATATCAATATGATGAAACCATTGACTGGAATTACTAATGCCAACCTACACATTCAAGAACACCGAAACCGAAGAGATCTTCGATAGTTTTATGAGTATGTCTGCTCTGGATACTTATCTAGAGGAAAACCCAAATATCATAAGACACCACGAAGCTACCCCTGCGGTTGTTTCTGGTACGAGCCAAAAGCCAGCTCAGGGTTTTCGTGATATACTGAAGGTTATCAAAGGACGTTCTGGAAAAAACAACACAGTGAATACTTTTTAATGTATAAAACTTTTGAGCATAAACCATACGATTTCCCAGACTTCCCACAAATATACATTGAAGGCAAACGCTTTTATAGTGTAGATGGTAAACACTATCCTTCGGTGACAACGGTTCTTTCCACATTGGGCAAAAAACAGCTTGACGAGTGGAAAGCCAGGGTTGGGGAAGAAGAAGCTGCGATCATCGCCAGACGTGCTGCATCGCGTGGTACAGCCATGCACAAGCTCTGTGAGGACTATGTTGGTAACACACCGAACATGGAACAAGTTGTGGCTGCAAATATGCCAAATATCATCCCGCTGTTCAAGCAGATCAAACCTGTCCTGGACGAGCGTCTTAACCTTGTCTATAATATGGAATCTTGTCTGGCTTCCCACAGGCTGAAAACTGCGGGTCGAGCAGACTTGCTTTGCCAGTTCGATGGGGTCAACAGCATCCTGGACTACAAAAGCTCAGACAAGCCAAAGAAAGAGGACTGGATCGAAAACTACTTCATCCAGTGTGCCACCTATGCCCAATGCGTATACGAGATGAAAGGACTTGTTTTCCCACAAATCGTTGTCATTATTGCTGTGGAAACTGAGAATCAGCCCCAGATATTTGTCAGGAAAACCGCGAATTACCTAAATAGAGTCAAAGAGGTTTTCTCTAACTATCACGGGGCATGATATGTTTATCAAGATCAAGGGCGGGTCTAAGCTCCAAAAGAAGGTTATCCGTCAGTATGGTAAGTGGCTCGGCAATTACCTTCTCGGACCAAAACTAACTGACCTGGTTGAGGTTAAATTTGTATTTGACCCTACCCTACACGAGCAGCTAACCGATGGTTTTACCGACTGGGAGTTTCCTGATGGAAACACGCCACCTCGTGAGTTCACCATAACCATCGACTCGAATCTAAATCTCCTACCATTCATCGAATGTCTGACCCACGAAATGGTTCATGTCAAGCAGTATGCCAAAGGTGAGCTGCGTCAGAACATGCGAAACAACACGATGGTCTGGAAACGAACCAATAAGTTCGATGTGTCAGTCATGGATAACATTGACGGAAACTATCACGAGCTTCCCTGGGAGATAGAAGCCCACGGCAGAGAGCGTGGTCTTTATGTCAAGTACCTTTATGAAACTGGTTGTAAGCCATACAGTGATGGAGAGTTCCTAGCAAACGTCTACAAAGAAGACGGAACCTTCATGTACGGCTGCACCATGAAAGAAGTTGATGGTGAGATCAAACCGCTATCAGGTTATTACGTAAATGGCGAACCATATAAGGGGTTTCCAGAAGACACCATTTACACAAAAATAAAGCCCAATCAGATCAAGAAGATCATCCTGGGCTACGAAGGGTTTAGGTTTTCTTAAATTTGTTATACATATCTGGAAAATGTTCAGATGCTATATCATGTGTAGACTTATCTGCCTTTGGATGATTTAATGCAGCATCAAATTGATTTTGATTACCTGTCAACGCAGCTAAAACAGTTGCGTAGTGCGTTGTTTCTGTAGTAGCTTTTTTATGTGATAACGCTTTTCTTACAACTTCAGGATGTATACTACGAGCTGCTAGATTTACCGTTTTTTCGTCTACATGACTGCTGTTTAAAGCCATATTTGCAATTTTAGGATGTGTTCTATTTTCTGCATATTCTTGATATTGATGTCCAAAAAAAGCATGTGTTGTTGTTGAATCTGCTTTTTTATGATTTAGTGTTTTACTAACAATATTAATATGATTTTTAAGAAGATTTTCTGAATGTTTTGTTCCATCTTCATAACGATCAGGAAAATTATTATATCTATGTGCTAATAATCTTGTTGTTTCAGTATCAGCATGTTTATGATTCAACGCTAATTCATCAAGCTTATCGCTCTCTGCCCCAGTGTTTTTAATAGCTGCATGTGTAACACTTGAGTCTGCATTTGGATGATTTAGCGCAGAAATGGCAGTGTTTTCTCTTTCTGTATGATGTGCTATGTAACTTAACATATTCGCTGATGATTTTTGGTGCTTTGCTAAAGCTTCCATTTTACTTTCAGTATGTATCGATGTTTCAAATACCTTTTCGTTTGCCTTTGGATGACCCAAAGCAGTTGTAATCACATTCGGATCTGCATGACTTGCTGCGTTTATTAATGTTCTTTCATTTGATTTTGAATGATTCAAAGCAGATATAGCAACTTTTGAATCCTTATTAAGCGCAGCATGTTCTGTTGTTTCTGCATCAGCTTTAGGATGATTCAAAGCAGCTATAGCGACTTTTGGATCTGGGTGATGTGCTGCTGACCATGTTGTTGCTACAGTTGCTTTTTGGTGGTTCAACGCAGCCATAGCTACTTCTGAATTTTTATTTCTAGCTGCTTCATATGTTGTATCTGGGATAGCATTTTTATGTTTCAAACCAGCCATAGCTATTTTTGGATTTGAATGTCCAGCTGCAACTTCTGTTACATAAGATGTTGCTTTTGGATGTTTCAGTGCTGCCATAGCATGTTCCGTATCACCATTTCTTATAATATTAACCAATCCATTTTCAATTGATTTATCAGATGTACGTTTTTTCTTCCAATCAGCCAAATGTTCAATTTTAGTTGAATATGCTGGACTCAGCATATGGAAGTGTTGTTTCAATTCTGGATTGGCATTGATAATATCATGTGGATTTTTTGGAGAATCATGTCTATCCATAAACTGGTGACCAGTATTAGGATTAAAATGAGATTGATATGGACTATTTTTATCACCAGAAACATGTATCGTGTGCAAATCTCCACTGGTTGCATAATGATGGAACATGTTACTTTCTGAACGAGCAGCTGTACACCAATCGGTGTGGTTTCCACCCAGGATAGAACCACCGCCATATATCTTTTTACTTGCTTCTTGATCGTGTAAATGATATATTTGGTGTTTACCTGTATCTGCTAATAATGTTCTGCCCTTATTAACAACTTCTTCGTCTTTTTCTTTGTTGGTTGTTGGTTTACGAACGTGTTTTTGAAGCTCGGTTCTTAGGCTACCGATATCATAGTCATTAATATTTTTGCTTGGCAGCGATCTTTTATGGTTTACAAAATGCTTTAGTGTGTCATTAATCTGTGGAGCATCTTCTTGTTGAATATTCTTTTTTCTGTATTGGTTGACAATCCATTGAGTATGCTCTTTGTTTTTTGACGGATCGGCATTCTTTGCGAAATGGTCAATAATATCATCATTTGTTTTATGAACAGCATTCATATCATGACTTGTGTCAATCGTGGGTGTGTTCTTTTTTAACCAACCGATGCGGTCTTCAACGAGAAAATACTGTTCCGATAAAAATCTTTTAAAGCGAATCATTATTATTCCTCTGGCTTGTGTCTTACTGCACCAAGATGTGGTCTCCAGTTGACCAGTCGATCATGGTTAAACGCTCTCCAGCCGTTATCATCGATACTGTAGAACGACATTGAGGTCTTTGACGAAGGTCGTGTTGTTTCGGTCTTTCTACCGTCACCACCACCCTGGTTGATGTGCTCTGGATTCAATGTGGCATGACGGGTTGTTTCTGAACCATCTGCCTTCTGGAATGTGATGTGTGCTGTTGCACCACTATCCAGGTGTGCTTTTAGCTTGTCGATAGTTTCTTGTCTATCGGATTCTTCTAGATATTGTTTGAATGTTATCATCGTGGTAGTCTTCTCAGAGTATCTTCATAATCATATTGATCGGCTATAGCATCAGCATGATCAGCGATAACTGGCTCTAGGTGTCTATTGATCTTTTCAGCAACCGAACTAGAATCAATTTTATTTGAAATATAATCTTTAACTTGATTGTGAACATGCTTGTACATAGAATGTTTAACTTCATCGGTCAACGTATCACCAGAACCACGTCTTGGCATTTCAACACGATCTGTATCAAAATCGTCATGTGTCACACGAAATGATGTTTCTGGATTTTTTGTATTTTGCACATGGTATGTTTCTTTATCTTTATCATGATGGATATTATAATCACCGACTTTGCCGATTAATTTACCACCAACTGATTCAACAAAAAATTCTTTAAATGTTTTCATCTTTTTTTCCTTTTTGCGTTTGCTTCAACCATTAAATCGCCAAAAGCTGGAGATCTTCCGTAAACCCATCCAGGTGGCAATGGATTTTTTGCATCTGTAAACTTCTCTTCCAGGGTGTAGGGGTCATATGCCCACTTCTTGCCCGTGTTTGGCTTCCAGTTTTTTCTGCTTTCTCTGTATTTATCTTTCGACTCTTGTCTGTGTGGCATGGCGTGTGGCTGCGCAATTCTCTGCCTACGCTTCATGCTGTTTATGGCTCTTGCTCTGGCAGAGTGTTTTTTACCGTAAAACGGGTTCTTTTCACCAAGCTTGACTTCCGAATATCTTTTCCTTGATTCTTCGGATAAAGGCTTTCTTTTTATCTTAATTCGAAGCCTTCTGCGATCCTCTGAGGTTATTCTTATGTGGTGCGGGTTTTTGATTGCAGTTTGATCTATCTTGTAGGTTTTCAGATAATATGGCAGTCTACTCTGCAAATACGCCAGATCTGGTGAGGACTGAAGCTCTTCAATGTTCTTTGTCTTTCGATCCTCGATATCAGCCACAAACGAAGAAAAACGCTTGTCAGAAATAACAAGCGTCTT